GATCAGGAATGCATCGCCGCGGCGGCACATCTGCCAAAGTTCAGCCGATGACGTTGCCCCGCCAGTCTTGTCGCAGCCGAGTTGCATTTTCTCGCTAATGGCCGGCCATATCGCATCAACCTCGGCGGCGTTCGCTATCCCAATCCTCACTGCGAGCGAACCGAGCTGACTTCGGCAATGACCGCGACCACATGCAGCGCGTTTGCGGCTGATGCGATAACCTGCAGAGCCCAGCCGTCAGGAAGCTGGACGTTGTGTTCATTGATGAACAGCGTGGTATGCGCCGCGATCGGGAAGGTGTCGTAGATCTTGAACGTGCCGCTCCCGTTGACGATCTGGAGCGTGAAGTTGGCACTTGCAGCGCTGTCATTGCATACCGACATGCTATCGAGAGAACCGCGAAGGCTGGCGATCGATGCGTAAACCTCAGTCGCCGCCGTGGTCGTCAGATCGAGGCAAACCGTCTTCACATTGGCGATGAACGGGATATTGACGCTCATAGCGCACCACTCGGGCCGGCGCCGACATTCAAGGCGCTGAGGGAAGACCAACTATCACCGGCTGGAACAATCGCCCTGAAAGCATGAAGCCTGCCATCGGCCCGGAAATCGAACATGAATGACCGGCTGTTGCGCGACTGCTGCGCCGTCCATGTCGGCGTATCGTCATGCGAGTCCAGCGTACCGACTGCGATGGTAACGCCTGGGCTGTCGCTGATCGCGCGCACACTCGAGACGAAGGCGCGGCCACCAGGAGAAAATTCGGTCTGCCCTGTCTCGATGGTTGCCTGTTGCGCCAGTCCGGTGAAGAAGCCGAGGCGGAAAGATGCGTCGAACCCGGCAAACGATGGCGGACCACCACCATAAGCCGAGCTGTCCAGTGAGAACGGCAGCAGGTCGATCGACGATGAAATGGCGTCGAGGTCTTCCAGCGTTTTTGCCGAGGTGGCAAATACTCCAAGGCCGGTAACAACCGTGTCTGACTGAAACCAGCGGTCCAGCTGCCAGGCATAGCCGAGGATATAGCCGTTTCCGCTCGGATCCTCGTAGCGCCACATGACGACCTTGCGGAAGGGATCATAGACGCCCTTGATCTTCGACCGCGTGCTGTCGTTCGTGACGGTCTGAATCCATCTATCGACGCGCTCCGCACCGATCGGCGTGGCGGCAATGCCGCGGTAAAAGCCAGTATCAGAATAATAGACAAAATCGCCGCGGCCGATATCAACGAGAGACAGGGGCGCAGCGCAACCCCTCCCCTCCGAGAATGGCGAGAAGGTGAAGACATACCCCGATGACGGGTCAAAGGTCATGGTTCGGAAGCCGGCACGAAAAGCCAGCGTTGCCCCCGAGCCGTTCACGCTGATCGCCTGCAGTTCCTCACCATCCGGGAAACTGTTAGTGTCGCAAAGCTCTTCGCCGGGAACCCACTGCTCCGAATTGTTGATCCCTGACCAGTGAATAGCGGAAGCATCGTTCTCCAATTGGAAGAGCGCGACGAAATCACCGATGACCTTGACGAACCGAGCCTTGGGCGGGCTGCCGGGAAGATCTGCGAAATCAGTGCTGACCCCGACGTCATAATATTGCGGGTCGTCGTTCAGGTTTGTGGCGATGATCCTGGCACCGAAGACGTCGAACGACCACTCGTCACCATCCGGGACCGAATATGGAGCGCTGGCGCCGGAAACATCGGTCAATGTGCCGTCGTTGTTGACGAGGTAGAGGCCGGTCGACGTGCCGCAGATCGTTACCTGTGTTCCAGAGGACAGTCTTGCGGTAATAGAACCCTTCGGAGCGCTGGGAAGCGCATTTGCGAGCGGGACGAGAGACGGCATCGGACCCCAGCCATCGGCGATCGGAAGCGCGTTGACGGCCACATCCGTCGCGTTGCTGTTGTATGGCGCTTTGTCGGGCTCGAAGTTCGCGAATGGGATGATCATGGCGTGCTGTCGGTGTTCACGCTGTAGCGAGTGCGGCCGATGACGCCTAGGCCAGGGTCAACGGTGAGCTGCGACCGCTTCTTCCGAGAGTTCTGGTGCGCCACTTCCGCCGTAAATTCGTCCAGCATGCTCTTCCAGAGCGTGACGGCGCCGTCCTTGACGTAAGTGCTTCCCCACACAATAGAGGCGGCAAGGTAAAGGTCTGGATTTTTGGTCAGAAAATCGTTGGTGGGCGCGGCATCGGACAGCGCAAATCGGCCGAGATAGACGAACCGGAACGAGTAAGCCTCGATCAGCGGCCGTTCCATCGTGATCGTGTTGCCCTCGATCGCCCACATGGTCGGCGGACCTTCGATCGTGGTTGTCGAGAAGGTGCCGAGCGCGCGAGGCGTCACGTAGTATTCCGTCACGCCTTGGGTGTAATAGAGGTTTTGCGGCTCGATGATGGATAGCGACGATATATCGAGCGTCTTGCTGCCTACCACGCCGGTCAGCGTTGCCGTGGTCCCGACAGGCCCGAGAAGGCGGTTCAGCCGAGCCTCGCCAAGCGTGATGAAGTCGGCAGCACTCCCTGAGACATCGGAACGAGCCATCCAGTCGGAAATGGCCGCCTTTAGCTCCGTATAATTCGAAATGCTCATTTGGCCGCCTTCGCGCCGCCTGGCTGGCGCATCATGAATTCGTGCAAATTGCCGGGGTAGACTTCGGCCACCGTGTGGTGGTTGACGTTCATGTCAGGGATCAGGGCGATATCGCCGCCACACTCGATCCAGCGCTTGGAGAATGCGTAATCCTCGCCAAACCAGACGCCATCGATAACGCCGTGGTTGAATAGATCGACCGAGGGGTTATAGCGATGCCCGAAGATCAGTTCCGGATAGGCCCGCATGAACCGGTCAACGCCTTCCTTGGTGACCTTCAGGAAGCCTGCCGGCACCTTTTCGGCCACAAAGCAGCCGTCATCGCGAAGAACAGGACGGCCGGCACCATCGGTGCGCCAGACGCCCATATATTCCTCTTCGTCCTTCTTGAATCGATAAGTGCCGGCGACAACATCGCCAGGCGTTTCGATCAAAGTTAGAAGGTCTTTCGGGTCCCAACTGAGGTCATAGTCGAGGAAGACAACCACATCCGCTTTGGCGTCGAGCGCCTTCCTCAACATGGCTGCCCGCGCATAGCTGATGTACGGGCAGCCTCTTTCTTCGACTGCGCCCTCTTCCCACCCCGCCGATTTGATCAGCGGAATGGAACGTTCAAGGGCCGCAACAAACGGCGCTGTTGGCCCATGAAGCGAAGGAACGCAGAAAACGACCTTCACGCAGAGCCCTTCCAGAGGCCGATCGCCGCCAAGGTGTTCATGATTTCGATCACCGCAGCTTTCAGGGCCGTATCAACAGCCGTGGAGGAAGCAGTGCCGACTGCGGAGGTCGCCTGAGCAGCGCCGGAACGCTGCGCAATTGGCGTCGTGCCGTAAAGACCAACCTTGTCGGTCGTGCTGCGGCCGAGTTGGGTTCCGTCGTCGGAACCGGAGCCGAGGTATTCAACAGCCATTTTCTGTCTCCTTCAGGATCAGTTGAAGTGCAGACGGGTCGCCCATTCGGGGCGAAGCGTCTTGTAGCCGTAGAGAACGTCAATGCGGCACGGCAGGTTGTCGTTGTTGATGTCGTACTGGCGCACGATACGCAGCGAGATGCCGTCCTGCACTTCGCGACGGGCGAAATCGACGCCGCCAGGCATGATCAAGTCTGCCGTGGCAAACGTGAACGCGTCCTGCTGGTAGAGCAGAGACGTGGTGTCCTGGCCCGATGCAGTGCCCGCGACAACAACCGTCTTGCCAGAGCCGGCCGAGTTGATGACGACGTTCTGCTTGGCACCCGAGGTGATCGGGGTCGGAGACACGGTGATGTTGCCGGCGCCGCCAGCATAATCAGCCGTGATGACGAACTGCTGCAGAACGCCGTTATCGACCTTGGTTTCCGGGTGGACGCTGTTGACGCCGACGATCGTGATGATGTCGCCCTTGAGCAGCGTGCCGGTGCCGGCGGTCACTGCGATGGTCGCAGATCCAGACGTGATGCCGGTGGACGTGTTCACTACATAGTTGGCGTCAGCCGCACCGCGGGTGAAGCCAGGCCACAGCGTGTTTTCCATGAAGTCGTAGCCGGCGGCTCGACCCATGTAGCCTTCCTTGTACTGCTTCGACAGTTGGGCCTGGTCGTTGAACAGGGTCTTGGTGTCCTTGACCAGGGTGGACATATCGAGGGAGTTCAGGTTGGCGCTGCGCTCGCTCATCGGTGCAAGGCCACGCTGCATCAGGACGCGGCCCGAAAGCACGTCGTTGTAGGCAAGCGTCGAGCCCGAAGACCAGATGGCGTTGTAGACGTCCTTGAACATCGACATCGCATCATATTCGACGTTCGCAGCCAGGACGGCCATTGCCGGATCCAGGATGCGCTTGGAGAAGTCGTCGAGAGACAGGGTCAGATCGACCGAAGAGAAGTTGACATCGACACCCTTCTGGGTGGCGACCTGGAGGGTCTGGCTCTCTTCCGACGTATCCTGCGTGTCGATCGTCTTGCCGGTGCGGACCGTGTACCGGTTCGGCATGCGGATCTTCAGGCTGTCGCCGATCTTGGCGCCGGACTTGGCGAAGCTGTCATCGTATTGACGGTTGATCGAACCGATGAAGTTCAGCTTCTGGTGAAGGATGCGGAGCGCTTCGCGCGTCACCGCGGTGGGGGTAAGAATGCTGTTGCTCATGGCCTATTGCCCTTTGTTGGTGGGTTAGCCCTTCTTGGCGAGCTGTGCGTTCCGGCGTTTCAGCCATTCATCCGCGGACAGACGGTCATCGAGTCCCGCGACCGGGTTTGCTCGTGCCGTGACCTTGGTGAGTGGCTGGGCTGCCTGTTGCTGCTGCTTCGGAGGGGTTGTCGTGCGTTTGATGGCTTCGGCGCCGATCATTGCGAGGTGCAACGTCTTGTAGACGGCGGGGCTGAGGCTGTTCAGGAGTTGTTCGCGCGTAAAGCCGAGGTCCTTTTCAGCAAAGCCGACGATTTTTACGTCTACTTCTGGCGTCCAGCCGGGGATTTCCTTTTCCGCAAACGCTCGTGTTTCCCGAAGCCGCTTGTCAGTTTCCTGGGCGAGCTTTTCGGACATTTCGGCCTGCGTCCTGTCGAGGTATTGAGCGACCTGACCGCGCTGTTCCTTGAGCATCTGGAATTGACGCCAGTGCGACATTGCCGCCATGGGGTCTTCGTTCTCCAACTGCTGCCAGTTGACGCTCTCGTATTGCTTGAGCTGAGAATCCACGTTGTGGATGATGGCCCGAGCTTCGATCACTTCCTGGGAAGTCTGGTAGGCTCGGTCGACTTCGGCCTGTCTGGCCTCGATCGCCTTCCGCTGTTCCGCGACTTCCTGGGTCTTGCGTGTGTAATCTGCCGTGCGGAGCAGAGCGTCTTTCAGCTCCGGGGGCAGTTTATGCACCTTTCCTTCGTATTCGACTTCGACAAGTTCAGGTTCGACGGGCTGTTGCTCGCCATCCCCTTCGCTTTCGTCGCCTTCTACGACCTCGTTGTCATTCTCCAATTCGGCCGGGGCTTCACTGGCATTTCCTGCTTCTTGCTGCTGCGCTCCGCCTGCAGGCATAGCCTGTGCATCGGCAATAGCCGTCAAAGCCTCTGTCATCGAGGTTCACTCCATCGCTGGTTGGTGAGAGAAAAGAGCGCCGCTTACCCTTGGCGCGTGGGAGCTTGTGCGGCCTGAGCGGCCTTTTGGTTGACGGACATGGCGTGTGTCGCCACCTTGGTCCTGGCATCCATTGCGATTTTGGCCTGGTCGTTGGCTAGATCGCCTTCGACCTCAATGCGCTTCGTCCGAGCGTTGTACCCGTCGATGCTCTTGTCTGCTTCCAGAGCCTGGACCTTCTGCGTCAGTTCCTGGATGGCCTGCTGACCCTGCTCGATCATCTGCTGCACTTCAGGCGGGATGCTGTTACCCTGAAGCGCCGGGTTTATCTTCTTCAGCCGCTCGGCAATCTCGTCAGCGCCGGGCCAATCGAGGTTCATAGCCAGGATGTCGCCGATAACAGGAGCAGCGGCCGGGAATGCCCTGACGAACTCCGTCATCTGCATGGCGGCTTCTTCGCGCCGTGTCGTGAAGCTCGGGCCGGTCGTTACGGTCAGGTCGTATTTGCCGGCCGTCAGATCGTGCAGCGCCATCATCGGGTTGCCTTGGTCATCGACCTCGGGCTTGCCATCCTTGCCGATGACTGGGGCAGGCTCTTGCCCGTTGACCTTGACTGACTTCGGAGAACCATCCTCGCCAAGCACGCGGATAACACGCTCGTCGCTGTAGACCTTCGGGATCAGGTCAATCAGGATGCGGCCAGTATGACGAATGGCGCGCGAAAGGTTGTCGATGAAGTGGAAGGTGGCGACATCCCCTTCCCTCTGGCGGGCCATGATGGCCTTGCCGCTGGTTTCGTTCGAACGGGCGCCCAACGATGCATCATAGATGCCGATGATCGCCTTCATGTCGTCAGAGGCGTTCAAGGCTTCCTGAAGCGCACCAGCAGCCGGCCCAACGTCAAGAGGCTGCCTTTGCGGGGCTTCCCCGTCATACTCGAGATAGGAATGGCTCGTGGTGTTCGCAGTTGCCCAGCGATCGGCATCAGTGTTGAACGTGCCGACGCGGCCAATCCACGGAACGCGAGGGGCAAGCGCGACAAGCTCCGTGCTTGTCGTGCGCCAATAGTTGAACATCCGCTGCGCATCCTTGGCGCTGTGGATGAGCGACCGGAAATAGCGCTTACCCTCAATATTGATCTCGTCGCCGTAGACGGGGATGATCGGGATGTATTTCCCGGGCCAATCATTGACAGCCAGAACGTCAGCCCCGCTCATGATGACCTGCGTCACCTTGTGCGACTTCGTGGTTCTGGTTCCGACTACTTGGAGAATACCAGCATCAACGGCCGCCTGCAGATTGGGGTCGGCCTCAAACTCGTCCTTATCGTAGACGAAGCCATTTGAGCATTTGACAATCTGGCGCTCAACTTCCTCACGGCGCCACCATTCGGCGATCATTACCGTTTCGTCATCGAGCCAAGGCCCAGCATCTCTCCAGGCATCGCTTTCGAAGTCGATGCATACTTCGTTATCGTCGGCGTTCTTCTTCCCCTTGTATTTCGCCTTGTACTCGTCCTTACGCATAGGCTCGACGACAAAGGCGACGTTCCAGTCAGAGGAATCGGCGCTCATGCTGTCCGGGTCACCATAGACTGCGAACTGGTTGGCAACGCGCTCGATGGACAGATCCATTTCGAACGTGTCATCATATGCGTAATCCATGCCGACGCGCCAATAGCCGAAGCCGCCGGACACGCTGGCCTCAATCGCGGTATCGTAGGCAACGTCAGCATTCGACGTGTATTCGATGTTGCGAATAAGCCCGTTGATGATCTCGGCCGTCTTCGGGTCGGCGCCGCTGTCGACCGGATGGACCTTGATCGACGGCTTGTTCTGGCGAGCATCGTTGACGACCTGGCGGATGAACGCCGGCATCTTGTTGATGGTCAGGCATGGCCGCTGTTCGGTCTGGCGCTGCTGGATGATCTGCTGCGGCCACTGCTCCTCAAGGCGCGAGAAGCGGATGTCGTCGAGAGCAACCATGCGGTTGTCCTGCTCGGCATCCTGGCAGCGCTCGAAATCGTCTCGGCCTTTTGCCAGCAGGTCTTTGGATTTCTCTTCAGCCATCAACCCATCCATGCGCCAGAGCCAGCATTGCGGCGGTCTGTCTTTTTCTTCGCGATCGGCTCGTCATAGACGACACAACCAAGGCCGAAGGCGTCAGCGCCGTGTGACGCCCAATCGTGTTCGGGACCGAGACCAATGCCGCGGGCTTCATCTTTGCGCTCGTGATACCAGCCAAGAGCAGCGCGCCCGCCTTCGGTCGTCGCCTCGTTGAACCACATGCTTGGGAACAAGCGCCTTGCAGATTCGATGCGGGCAGATGCAGCGCCCTTCCCCTGATTGGGAACGACCGTCACCATGTAGCCGGCGTCACGCAGAGCGCTTTCGTATGAAACGTCGTAAACCTTGTCGTTGGTCGAGCCATCGTGAGGTAGCCAGAACTGAGCGCGGTCCGGCGTGTAGCCTTTGGACCTGCACCAGTTCAGATGAGCCGCGAGTGGCTGCCCAACAGCCTCGTAATAGTCGAGCCACCGGATTTCCTTGCCGATGAATTGGCAGGCCCAGATCGTGAAAGCGTCGGCCTTTGCACCAGTGCCGCCGATGTCGCAGATCAGGCGAATGGTCATGAGCGGGTCAGCCGCGACCTTGCCGATTCTGCCCTCGTTCTTGGCCTCTGCGAGGTGCTTGGCGTAGTAGGCGCCGGCCGCGACGGTCAAATAGCCACCTTCCCAGATGTGGTCATATTGGTCAGGCTGCATTCGAAGGCAGTCTAGGCGCTCTTGCTCAAGCTCTGCCGTAAACCAAGGATTGTCGCGCCAATTGGCTTCGACGACGACAGAGCCGGTTGGCTTCTCTGCGCCGCGGAGCATCAGATCGACCGGGTCGTTCTTCAGCCGCGCATTCCAACTAAACCAAAGCTCGGAGCCAGGCGCTCGAATGGTCGGACGAAGCAAGTTGAGCGATCGGATCGAAGCCGTCTGCGCCTCTTCCCACCAAGCCCGCCTGAAGCCCTCAAGCGATTTGATCGACTCCGCTGTGTGGTCCTGCATGCCCTGGAAGATGATTGCGCCATCGCCAGGCGTTTCGATCGTGTCGCGAAAGACCTTGAAGCCGTCCGCCTCGCCAAGCCCGAAGTCCGATAGCTTTGCCTCAAGCAGCCGCTTGGATGAATCAGCGAGCGTCTTCTGAACCTCACGGATGCAGACCGAGAGCATGCCACGCTCGGCTAAATGCTCCTCGATCATCAGGCCTCCGAAGAAATGCGACTTCCCTGATCCTCTGCCGCCGTGGGCGCCTTTGTATCGAGATGGAGCAAGGAGAGGTTCGAAGACCTCAGCCGTTGGAATCTGAAGAGTTCGCACGAACGATTTGACGGGTGATCGTGTGGACGAAGTTTATCGGGTTCTCTTCGTCGCCTGAGATTGCCTGAGCAACCTTGCCATCGAGACGGTCAGCGATTTCACGAATCGACTGCACATCGCCTTGATTGAGAAGCTGACGAGCGTTCCAGCGCAACGAGCCTTTCGGGGCAACGCATTCCTCTTCGCGCTCTGCCGCCAATGCCTCCATCATGAGCGCATCTTTGAACGGCTTGGACTTCGGACGCCCGCCAGGATTGCCGCTTTTGCCAGCCTCGAATGTCATGCGTTGATCTCAAGCGTTAAGTTGTTGACAGCCAAATTCAATTGCTTACGCGTCGATGCTGGCGCAAGAGCTGGAGCAAGCCGTTACGCGACGAACGACGAATGGGATGACGTAGCCGGCGGGCAGGCCGGTGAAGGCGACGGTTGCCGAGTTGGCGTTGTCAGCCGGCACAACCGTGATATCACCAGTGGCGAGCATGACGACGCCCTTGGCGATCGGGTCGAGATCCGCAGCAGCCGGCGTGATCGTTGCGCCTTTGCGGCCGAAGCTGGAAGCAGTCTTGCTGCCGCCGTTCCATTCAGGAGAAGCCATGACTCACCCGCCTTTAGAGTTTACGGAGAATTACGAGGATCAGAACGATCAGGAGCAGCACCCCAATCCCGCCTGAAGGCCAAGGGCCTGAACGGAAGTGGAAGCAGCCGGCGAGAAGCAGAATGAGGAGAATCAATAGGATAGTGCCGAGCATGCCAGCCTCCTTAGAAATTCATTCCGCTATGTCGGGTATCTGGCCGCTAAAAAGCGATACCAAGAGGAATTATTTTCTACGCCTTGGGGACGATAGAGCTTGGGCCAACCGGGGATTCGCCACCCAACGGGAAGTCTTCGGGATAAACCTTCTTCCACTCGCGCCAGAAGTCCCACGGCGCCAGATGCGAAAGTTCGGCATAAAGCTCGGCGTCCTTACCCTGCAGCGCTTTGAGGAGCGGCAGGAACGGGCTAGGCTGGCTTTCTTCGTGGCGGATCGTGATCTGCATCACTCAACAATCCCATAAGACTGGCGGCAAATCAACTTACAGCGCCTTCCACAATTCCTCACCCATCGGCTGATACGCCTGACACGAAGCCAGGATCAGAAACGGTGTTGCGAGAGCAATGGCGAGGGCTATCCATATGGTGAGGATTATGAGCTTGCGGGTCACGTCAGAACAGCCCAGATAAGCCACGCCAGCAGGGAAACGATGGTGGGGCGCCGTATACGACCAGAGCAACCATCGCGTTGCCGATCGCAGCGTAATCGCCATGGCTGCCTTCATCACGGCACATGACGCCCGCAGAAACAAAGGCGATGATGGTTGTTGTCAGGGGCGCGACCCACCAGCCAAGCTCGAAAGTGAAGGTCATGCCGCAGCCGATCGCCATTTCAGATGATTGCGGCTGTAGACGATCCACAAGGCCGCGTTCATCGGCAGCAGACCCCACGACGCCGTGACTATAATCCACAGCAGCCAGAGGGCCTGATTTGCAAGACCGAAGAGCCAAGCGTTGCGGGACTTGTTGCCAGCGAGAACGGTCATGTAGATCGTGATGGCCGAGAGAAGCCACGGGAGATAAACGCGGATGATGTCCGACATGCAGGGCCTATCCTAAGAGCTTGAACCGGCTTTCGCCTCTGGTCTTTCAGGGCCACTCGTTTGATAGGCGCTACTGGAGCCCCTTGTTCGCGTGTCCTGCATGAGATGCCCGCTCTCCTGTTATGGAAGCGGGGTGTGGTCGGGAAGGCGGGTGCCTATCGCGCCGCTAAGCGGTCAAGTCCGGCGCCTTCCCGATTTATGCCCTAGTCGGACCCTTGAGGGCGAGGACCTCACGAGGCCTTTACATCCACCATTAACCGACTATCAGGGTAGCGACGGTTTCTCCGTCACGGCATCCTCGCTGGTTTCGGCTCGTAGACCGTTTACCCGTGGCGGGGTGCGCGCCTGATCTCGTTGCCTTTCGGCGAATTGGCACCCGGGGCGAGTCCGATACCCCCCGGGTGGTCACAGAGGCTGTGGGCTAAGGCAATTCATCGGAGTCGGCCGACGCTGGCACAGCTTGCTTTCGTTGAGGCGACGAGGAATGGAGAGACATCCATAAGCCGATGTAGTCTCTCTGGCATTCGCCTCGGAATTCATCCGCAGTAGGGTCCGGTGACGCGGGGCACCATCAACGCTCTTCCAAACTGAGCTACCGCCTAAGGACACCCCCGAAGTTGCCTGCCTCGGTGCTAGCTGGGTGTAGCGGGCCGGATTCGAACCGGCGACCTCTGTTCATGGTTGCCTCCTACGTGGCAACATCATTCGATACTGGAATATCCCAACGCATAACCTGATTTGCGCTTTGTCGCAAGTCCTTCCGTTTGGCGAAAGCGTTTAACCCACGCTTAAGCCACAACAATTGCTGGTCTCCCATCCCACGCAGGTGTTCATAATCCATAACCGCAACATTATGAACGAGCGCGCGAACCTGGGGGCCGTCCTCGCAGCTCAAGAGGATGCCGATCGCCCCCATCATCGCATTGCTCGCGTTGCGGGCTCTCGTGGTGAGGCTCTCCGACTGTTCGCCGTCGTGACCCTTGATGCTGAAGAGGGATTGTGCGCGTGCGCTCGGGAACGGAATGCCGGTGAGACGGTGATAGCGGGCGATGATCTCCGCATACTCGTCACCGGCCTCAAGCTGCTCCTTGGTGATCCTGCCGTCGAGGAACATCCGCCCGAGGGTATAGCCTGCATACTGGCTCTTGACGGCGTCGTCCGACACCTTGTCGCCCCATCCGTCAATGCGCCGCCGTGCTTCGATCGCCACGCTCATCGCCTCCTTCTGCGTCTCCGATCGCTTGATGTCGCCACTCGGATAACGCTCCACGTTCTGCTTACGAGGACGGCCGGCGCCCTTGTTGCCTTTTGATCTGGTCTTGAGTGCTTTTCCGCCCATGCCTATGCTCCTTACGTGATGATGCCGCGCCGCAACGCCTTTGCGACGAGATGCGTGCTGCTTTCCGCCTCAAGCTTCCGCCTGGCGCTGGTGACGTGGGTGGTGACGGTAATGGGCGATATGCCGAGAATGATCCCGATCTCGAATGCCGTCTTGCCGTGGGACATCCATTTGATAATCTCGGCTTCGCGCTTGGTGACATGCTGGTCAAGGTCGACGCTCATTCGATGAGCCCTTCCCGGATGGCCTTGGCGACAAGGGCTGTCTTGTTGTTGACGTTCAGCCGCTCGCACGCCTCTTTCAGCCGGCGCTCGACGGAAT